CTAAACTTATCATATCAAGTTCCTTTAGCTGCGGTCTGTATCTCTAAGCGCATATTTTCCATACGTCTTAGTATATGCAGTTGTCCTTGCGCTCTGTATATTTCTACTTCATCGTCACTCTGTTCTAGTATACGATAAGCACTTTCTTTTTTATTATCTAAGTATAACGTAAATAATTCATCAAAATCTGGTTGATTAACTAGAGGTAATAAATCTCTAGCCACTCTTTGATCAAGCATTACCTGCACCACCTTGTTGTAACATTGCCATTAACTCAGGGGGAATCTGTTGTCCTCCTCCTTGTTGAACCTGTTGTTGTTGCTGTTGTGTACCTGCATTAGGTCCACCACCTGTAGCAAACCCTTGTTCTCCTGGTGCTGGTGCTTGACCTGTACCTATAGTACCACCTCCTGCTCCTGTAGGATCTTGTGCAGGTTGTGGGTTTTCTTCAATTATTTTCTTTTGCATCTGCTGTAATAGTATAGCCTGTCTAAATGCTTCTTCAGGATTATTCGTTACCTTATCTACATCCAGATCCATCGTTGCTGCTATCTCACGCATGATGTATGGAAACTTAGCAAACGGTGCTAGGACAGGACTACTTGCAATCTGTAGGAAACTAATAAGACGTTGGGATCTAACTTCGTTCTTCATAAAGCTTTCTGTGCCTCTAGCTCTAATCTCTAGATCACCTTTTATCTCTGGATCAAAGTCAAACTGCATATTAAATGCAAACAATGCCTCACCCATAGGACGTAACATATAGTCATCCATGTTCTTAATTACGGTACGTATTGCATTACTGGCTGCACCCATTAACATAGATATACCAGATGCAGTTCTACCTGTACCCTGCACACCTGTCTGTCCATATGAATATGATGGTAATCCTGATGACTCATCAGACAATACTCTTGCTTTATCAAACAACATCATATTTTCACTTGACACGTTTGGAAACTTAGTACCAAATATAGCTTGACCTGGCGCACCACCCTGTCTTCTAAATATCTTACCAGGATATACTGTGAGATCCTGACCTGGTGCTAAGTTTGTCTCATCTACCTCAATCAATAGATTACCAGATAAGATAGCATTGTCAACAGCTAATCTCATAAAACCGTTCATTAATGTTTGGGTATCGTCCATGTTCTCTGCTAGACCTACACCAAAGAAACTATATGGGTTGATCTCGTATGGACTTGCAACGTATGGGATACGCTTTGGTACAAATGGGTTTATAACTAATCTTAGTATCTGATTGTTACACACCCAACAATTAATCTGTATCTCATCATCTTTGATTTCATTTTCAGGTATCTCTAGTCCTTGGCTCTCTGCTATGTCTTTATCTATCGTACCCCAGAACTCTAATACTTCAAACCTTTCAACATCTCCACCATAACCAGCAAAACCTTCTCCACCAAAGTCTGATGCAGTTTCATTATCTGTTAAACTATCTTCCCACCACTCACGGCTATAGTCTTCACCTTCTTTAATAGCAGCCTCAATAGACTTACCTCTAAAGAATGGACGCTTCTTTAATGCTCTAAGTTGTGATCTGGTTAGTCTATGACGTTCAACAACATATACACAGTCTTCCATATTATATGCATCTGGATCAGGATAGAAATCCCAAACAGATGTATACTCTACTTTAGGTACAGTTTTAATTACTGGATCGTATGTGCCATCATCTTCCCAATTTGGATATTCTTTATCAAAAGCAAATGGGCCTTTCATAATAGCAGTGCCAAACAATACACACTCAAACACAGAATGTCTAAGATGTTTAGTCGCTGCTGATTCTTCTAGTTGATCTTTGATTTTCTTTTCCATCTTCTTAGCTGCAACCATAGCAGGATGGAAAGTAATAGCTGATTGTGTTTGACCTGGACCTTCTTTAAGTCCTTCTAAATCTTCTAGCTTTTCTTCTAATGCACCAAGTTTCTCATTCAATATAGCTGAAGTATCACCTGGTTCTAGATCATTGCCATCACCAGGAAAACCATATATACTCTTAAATTCTTCAAAAGCTTGTTCTTGTTCTTCTTCTTTAGGATCTATATGTACACTATCATATACACCTTCGGGTAAGGTGGTTGGTTCTACACCGATAGGAAATCTATTCTGACTAAATAGAACATCTATAATCTGACCGTATGCTGCAAGAACTTTTGTCTTAGTTACTTTAATAAATACGCGAGACTTTTCTGTTTCTGTAAATTGTACGTCTGGTCCGTATATACCACGATAGTTTCTGTAGGCTTGCACCCATCGTTCTTCATCTGTATATCTACCATCTTTAGCTCTATCAAATCTAGCCTTAACATAACTAACTAAATTAACGTAGGACTCTTCTGTATTCTCTACATCATCTAGTACTACTATATCGTTATCATCTGCCATATTTTTTCCTTATGTTAGTCTTTTGAATATGTGGCCCATATAAATACACTAGCAGCAAGCATTAATGCTAAAACTATAAGTATATATACAAAAACTTCCATGTTAATATCCAAACACTGAATCAGATGGTTGATACCTAGTCTTTGGAGTATTCTCGTATGCTGTACGTATATTAGTTGGTCTTGACATAATCATATACCTTAACGCATCATACAAGTGATCTTCAGCTTTAGTATCAACATCTTCAGGATTACGAGAGTCTACTGGTAAAGCTGCTAACTGACTTATAAGATTTCTACAGTTCTGCATTATAACAATGCTTGGTTCTTTTGTTTCTTCATCTATCATCAGTCTTTTATGCAATTCTATTTTACCTGCAACCCTAGACCCTGGTGATCTATCTGATGGTCTAAATCTACATCCTTCTCTATTTAAGGTTTCTGCTATTGATGGTCCTGCATCACCTCTTCTAGCCCAACAAGAACTATCTAACAATGCATCTTGTATTCTACCATCACCTTCTTCTACTTCCATAATCATCTGACCTAGCTTATCAGCAGTCAAACGGTTAACGTACAACTCTCTATATATCCACAAACAATTATCAAAATCAACAGCCCCCCATAGAATAGCGGAGTGGGCCGCGTATCCGAAGTCGGCTGCTCTAATCTTCGTCCAGCCCTTCGGAATCTCAAAACTTTCGCACGTATGCACCGTCTTATCAAACTCAGGAAATGCACCTTCTTCAACTACATCCCAATCGCCATATAAGAATTGCTTCCTCTTAACTTCAGGTAGAGAAGCAAGCATTGCAACATAACTACCATCTTGTGTCAAGTATGGATTATCCCATACAGACGCTGCAATAAACTTTCTAGTTATTTCACTAGTTAATGTTTTACCTTCTAACTCATATTCTATTTTCTCAGTCACCCTAGTATTTGGTTCAGCAGGATCTATAAACATCTTCTTAACCCAAGCTGATCCTACGTTACCAGGGTTTCCTGTAGCCCTCATGTGTAAAGGAATAGTAGGATCTGTAGTACGCAATGATGATCTCAAGAACTGCCAGATATCAGGATTTGCATACTGTGGTAACTCATCTACTCCAATCCAAGAATATGATTGACCTTGATATCTTAACACATCCTGTAAGTTTTCACAATAGCCAAACTCTATTCTTGCTCCACTAGGAAAATACCATGTATTCTCTTGGCTTTTCCATTTAGCTCCAGGTGCAGCTTTCGGATATAATTGCTGCGTCTGGAATATAACATCTCTTAACTCAGGCATAGAACGTCTAATTAATAATGCTCTATGCGATGATTTATGAACAAACCTTAATGGTGCTATAAGTAAGCTATATGTCTTACCTCCACCTCTTGCACCACCATAAAATACTTCTCTCTCATTAGCAGACAAGAACTGTGTCTGTGGACCTGGATTTGGTTTAAAGACAACTTCAGGTTCAGATGCAGTCTGATCTGTAAAATCTAATACTTCTGGTTCAACAGTATCTTTTTTTAATGCTTTATTTAATCTTCGTTTTGCTTGATCTGCTTTGATTCTAGTTTGCTTTTCTGTATTTTTGAGGTCTTCAATCTTTCGCTGTCTGGGAGATAATAAACGTCTGCGAGACTTTCTCCGATCTTCCAACTCCTCTTTAGTCCATGCCAACTTGTGTAACCTAGTAGCAGACAATTTTCTACCAGTTTCATTTTCTAACCACGATGCTACTTTCCTAACCGAATGACCCCCATCACGTATTTGCACAATTGCACGATCCAATCGTTCAAACGCTTCAAGGTCTGGAATATACCATCCTGAACCTTTTGAATCGACAGAGTGATCATAGCCCCAAGGCTTTCTGCCCACTGCTTTAACTTTTGTACGTACTGCATTACCCCTCCGTTTGGTCATTGTCTTCCTCAAGAGGTGGTAGTATTACAACAGCAGAAGCAGTGCCTTTGTGTTCTATCTTCTCTGTCTTAACAATACCTGCTCTATCCAGAATTTCTTTTGCTGCTGCAAGTCTTTCACGATTACCTAGTGCGCTAGGATCATCAAGAACGCCAGACATAGACAGCACCGCTTTGGGTGCATTAGCAGCCAGCATATTCTCTGCACGTTCTATAATTTCTGATTTAAGTGTACGGATAAGTCTGGCAGGGTACTCTGTTGATGCATACCCTGCAATGTTCATAGCTTGACGAAAGTTACCATTAGCCTCGCCAAACAATGCGTTTAAGAATGTCTCTTGTTGTTCAGTCATCAGTAACCCTTTTTATACATTCCACCTCGTTTAGTGAAACCACCTTCTCTCATTTTAGATGTTTTACGTATTAAGCGACCTTCTTCTTCCTCTTCCAGAACATTACGTATTCCTATTGCATCTAATTTTTCCATTTTACCTGTATCTGGATTTCTACGTTTAAATTCTACATTAGGTAGTTTACCTTCACCTATACCTATTTTTTTTAATATTTCTGGATTCCTTGGTCCTTTACCATATGGGTCTGCCATTTAATTGTCCTTCCTTGAGTTCCATAAGTCAAATAGACTCTTTACCTTTTCTTTGAGGACAATTATATCCCCATGCATCTTTGCGAGTACGATAACAAGCGTTACGAAACCAAATGCAATAGGCCAAGCTGATACGATAATATCAAAAGCACTCTCCATTAAAACCCCCTAGTAACTTAATGACCTCTAAGACACCACGCTGTCTTCCCCACCAACTACGGTCATCTACCCACTCTATCTATGACTTCTTGTCTTCTTCGCAATTTTCTTTGGTTGTTTAGAAAACTGCTTACCTTTCTTAGTATCTTTTCTTTTCTTTCTGGACGTTGCAGCATACTCAGCAGCACTCAACGATTTAATAGCTGATGATGGTAAATATCTCTCACCTGTAGCTTTCGGTCCTTGTGTAGAGGGTTTTCCAGATTTAGTTCTCCATTTCTGCTTAGTCCAGTTTTTAAGACTTTGTTGAGATTTTTTTAGTGCCATGTTGTCTCTTCAAACTTTCTTTAGCTTTCTTGGCTATCCTAGCCTGTTCAGGTTTACCACCATATTTACTACGCTGCTCTAGTACAGTTAGTATCTGTATCTTCCTAGCGTAAGGTTTACGTATTCTTTTTACTTTAGCAACCGTTGCTCTCGCATCAGCAGGAGTAGCATATTTTATACTAACGGTATCTTTTGGATTCTCATCAGTATATAGTCTTCTGCCACTACCTTTTGGCTTCTTACCAGTACCTACTTTAGGATCTTTTCTTTTTCTTGGCACTTTTTCCGTAACCTTTCTTTTGATCC